CCCCAAAGGGTCCTCCGGTGCATTAGTGCACTCACATCCGTGCGCCTGCGAGCATTACACTCGCATATTCCAAAGGGACTATTCTATTGGTTCCGGCCAGTACTTTACGCGAACGTTCTGAGAGGATTTCTCATCCTCCCAACGTCTTACAACTCCTTTTGAACGGAGCTGTAATCGATACTTCGAGCGTACCGTGCTACTCTGGCCGGGCTCAGATGACCATCAGTCATGGCAATAAGGTTTCCCTTCTTGGCAAGACAAAGGTGGACATAGGCGGGGGATTCTCGACTCAAAAGAACGAACTTCGCTCTGAGTATACTTTGCTCAAAGACGAAATCGCTCATGTGACGAGTTCCCTCGATTGGAAAGCTAACGGACCGATTAACTGCTGGTGGAATCAAAAGAATCCTACAGCGGATTATCTTCCTGTTATCTCTGCCAATGACGTCAACTTTTACGGCGCTCAAGCAATTGCGCGCTGTATGCCGACGAACCCTGTATCTGGGCTAGGGCAATTCCTTGGTGAGTTATCTGACTTACCTAAGGAAATCCAATGGAAAGAGTGGAAGAAAGTCATCGAAGGATTCAAAAAGGAGACTCGTCGTTTTGATTTCGACAAGGCTTCCCGATTGGCCGCCGGTGAATATCTTAACCACGTTTTCGGTTGGGCACCCTTTGTATCTGATATGTACGACGTGGCGAAAACCGTAAGGGATTCGGCAAAGATCGTCAAGCAATATATGCAGTCTGCGAACCGTCCGGTTCACAGAACATATCGATACCCAATAGAGAGTGCAGTTACTGAACAGGGCGTTGTTTCCTCGAATTACTCCGGGGTCCCAGCTCTCCCTTCTCAGTTCTACACTCGCCAAGGCGTCCTTACAAGGACGGTAACCGTTACCAGAGAAATCTGGTTTTCTGGTTCTTTCACCTATTACCTGCCGCCCGTTCTCCCTGAGGATAACGAGTTTGTGCAAGGTATTAACCGGTGGAAGCAGAATGAGCAGATTGCGAACAAATTGTTCGGAACCCGTCTCACTCCAGACCTTCTTTATAAGTTAACTCCTTGGTCGTGGGCTGCCAATTACGTAAGCAATGCCGGTGATGTTGTACATAACTGGTCTGCTTTCGCTAATGACGGCCTCGTGATGAATTATGGCTACCTCATGGAGACTAAAACGTCTCGAGAGGTATACGCATTGGACGGCCTCCATATCAATGGAAAGCTGTGCTATGCGAAGCAGACTTTGGAAAAAGTTACCAAGTCTCGCCACGTAGCATCACCCTTTGGCTTTGGTGTTAACCCTGCTAGTTTTACAGCTAAGCAGTGGAGCATCATAGCGGCCCTTGGAATTTCCAAGCAGCCGCTCTCACTGAATTCACAGTGAGCAATACAAATCCTTCATAAACTCACATTCTGTGAGAGTGAAGAACCCTTGACGTCGTGAGACGCTCAGGTTTTTGCATTGGTTCCGTCCCATGGCATTCGCCGATCCTCAAGCAATTACCATCAACGCTATTGCGTTGTCGCTTCCTAGAATTGCTAGTGAACCTGTTGGTCAATTTCGTACCAACGATGGTAACACTACCATTTCAGTGAGTGATTCGTATGGTGCTAAACGCACCCGACGTTCCATTCGCCTGGATTTCCAGAAGGTCGCGGCCGATCCGCTTATCAGCGCCCAGAACATCCTGTATTCAGGATCTTGTTATCTGGTCGTTGATCAGCCCATCACGGGTTATACCGTGGCTGAGCTGAAACTGCAGATCGACGGTTTCCTGGCCTATCTCGCTGCATCGTCTGGTGCGAAAGTCACCCAACTTTTGGGTGGCGAGCGCTAGACTTACAGCAGGCAAGGTTGCTTGCGATTCTCGTTTGAGGATCGCACTTGAGGGTTACATGTGACAAGGAATATCTTACCCCTATTTAAAGGAGAAGATATGAAAAGCCCCATGGAACTCTTGCAAGGCATCTTGGCTGACGCTGAGATGTGGTGTTGCACTAGCACCACCCGTGATCTTGAAACAATCACGGGCCGATACGAACAAGAAGGGGAATCGTTTTTGACGATTACCCTCCCATCCTTCTGTTCAGACTTCGAAAGAAGTCTTGATCAGGGAGGTGTGGATCACGATATGTTTCCTGGTTTCAGGAAGCATAGAGCTCTCCCCCGATTTCTCGGAGGTTTGCTTGATCTTGTGTTCGATCGGTGTAGTGGTTTGTTGGTCGATGACCCGTCTCATACTGCGATCTTCTTTGTGAGGCAGATAACTTTGCTTTACAAGAAGGTCCTTAACCCTTGCAGCGATGCAAGAGAAAGAAAAGCTTATGAGAGTTTCATCGATTGTGAAAGGCAAGTCCGTGACTGGACTCATGACGCTTCAGAGCGAGATTTATCTCGGTTTGATCGCGTTTCTGAGTTTCTTTGGGGTCCTATTGGTAGCCAGCTTGACCTTTTGGTTTATGCAGGCGCTCTTAGGCCCCGTCACGGACCGGGTAAAACCGCTGATCGTTCAACCGGTAACGGTAAGTACGACAACGGTACCTGGTACACCAGGCTTGAGGAGTACTTCCCCTCAGGCGACTTCCGAATCCCCAATTACGGGTTTTCAGGAGTTTTAGATGGTGTTACTTACCTTGAACCTGAAGCGGAGATCCCATCAAAGGTGGTCTCCGTTCCTAAAACGTTGAAAACACCGCGAATTATCGCCATTGAACCTACGTGTATGCAATATACACAACAGGCTTTAATGGAGGCATTCGTGGTTGCCCTCGAGGGGTGTGACATCCTCAAGGGGGCCATAGGTTTTACTGACCAAATCCCTAATCAGGAATTGGCTAGGCTAGGTTCTGAGACCGGTAGTCTTGCGACTATCGATCTCTCTGAAGCTAGTGACCGTGTTTCCAATCTGCTCGTGCGTAGGATGTTAAAGAACTTTCCGCACCTTTCTGGTGCGGTTCAGTCTTGTCGTTCTACCAGAGCAGACGTACCTGGTTATGGGGTAACACCCCTTTCCAAGTTCGCGTCTATGGGTTCAGCGCTTTGCTTTCCGATCGAGGCCATGGTCTTTTTGACCGTGATCTGTTGCGGATATGAGCAAGCGCTCAACAAACCTCTCACTAAGAAGTCCTTATCGGAATTCTTAGCAAAGGTGCGTGTCTACGGGGACGATATCATTGTCCCGGTAGAATATGTGCGTTCGGTTGTAGATAACTTGGTCCTTTACGGATTTAAAGTTAACTCCAAAAAGTCTTTCTGGACCGGAAGGTTCAGAGAGTCTTGTGGGAAGGATTATTACGGCGGAAGTGACGTTTCAGTCACTTACGTTCGTAGAAATATTCCTTCGCAACCGAGTGACGTTCAGGGAATGATCTCAACTTATTCTCTTCGGAACCAGCTTTATAAAGCTGGTCTCTGGAGGACAGTTGAAATCCTTGATGATCACCTGAGGAGCATAGCCCCTCTTCCGGTGGTCCTAGAGAGTTCCCCAGTCTTGGGTCGGCACTCCTTTCTTGGGTATGAATCCAAGAAGATGTGTAGACTCCTCCATAGCCCCCTTGTCAGGGGTTATGTTGTTAAGGCCGTTCCTCGGAAATCTAAGATTTCTGGAGAAGGTGCCCTACTGAAGTTCTTCCTCAAAAGGGGTAACTCCCCAATCTTTGATGTGAAGCACTTAGAACGTTATGGACGTCCTGAATCCGTCGACATCAAGATCAGGTGGGCCTCCGCGATATAGATTCATCGCGGAGGAGGCAGTAAGCGCGAGCGCTGCACAGAGGGG